TAGTATCGTCTGCGCATCTATCCCGGCGTCAACTAATATCGCGGTCAGTTGAGACGCAAACGCTTCCGCTTGGTCAGCCACCTGCGAGAAGCCGTCCATAAACTCATCAACAAACTGGCGTCGAATGTTTGTGAACGCAGCCGAGAACTTATCTTCCATCTGTTGAACCGCGTCTGCGATGATAGCTTCCCAATCGTATACAGCCTGATAGAGCAGATCCCCGGCAACGGTCGTGTCGATCTTTACTTCGAACTCGAGCTGCTTTTGGAGTTCTTCCGAAGGAATCATTCCGGTTATCGCTTGCGCAGTTTGAGAGAATTCGTCGATTGCTTTTTGCTTAGCTTCGGCCCACATGGCAGATAGGTTTTCCGAAAGCCCTCTGAACGAAGGGCCAAGCGACTCGCTTAATGTGACAACGAGTTTTAGTTGTTCTTCGACTGAATCCAAACTCGCGATTGCTCCTTGAACATCCGCGTTGACCGTGATGGTTTTGGTAGTCTCTAACAGATCAACCTTTTTAACCAAAGAATCTAATACCTTTTCGGCCATCTCATCACCCCTTTTTCTCCGTAACGAGGACAGTCACATTCACAATCCTGCCGTCCAGAGCGTTAAGCTTCGCGTCAATTGCGTCGATCTGTTCCTTGGCTGATGAGCTAACCGCCGAGAAGGCGCTTTTAGCGTTCGTTTCAAACTGCCCGAAGGTCTTATCGTTCACTTGCCCGATCTCGGTGTTAATAACCTTTCCAAGTGATTGAAACGAAGCCGCGACTGATTCGCGCGCAGTTTCAACTTTGCTTTTGAGAATCTCAAACTCAACATTGTTAGCCTGTTGCAGAGCTTCACCCGCACTCATTCCGGCTGATTGGAATATAGCGATCAATTCGGATTTTGTTTCGTTTGCTGTTGGCTTCAAACCCGACCAGTTTACCTTGTCGATTGCTTCGAGTGCCGTTTTAGAGTCAACGCCTGCGTTAGACAGGGTTTGATATATATTTGCCGCCGCCGTCTCTACTTTGTTGTCGATGTTTGAAAACTCTAAGTCGTTAACCACACCCAGCCCGGCCGCGGCGTCTTGCCCCGCTTGCGCGAACGACGCTTTCACTTCTTGCGCGGCCGCTTCCGCTTCTTGAGTTGTTGTGTCAAAGTTGAGATTTTTCATCTGTTGCAGAGCTTCCGCTGAACTGTATCCGGCTTCCCTGAATGCGTTGTAAATTCTTTGAGAGTTGTTTTCGGCCGAAGATGATATTGGAGAGAAGTCTATCTGATTGATTTTGTTAAGCGCTTCCGGGACGCTGTCACCCATATCTGAGAACACAGTCATCACGCTTTGCGCCAACGCTTGAACCTTGTTGTCTACTGTTGAAAAGTCCATTGCCCCAACGACCACACCGAAGTCCGTGGCAATTTTTTCGCCAAGAGCGCCAATGGTTTCTTCCACCACGCCCGCGGCGATCGTTGCATTATTCATCAGGTCATTGAACCCAAGTTTATTGATCTCAATCAATGCCTCTTTTGCGGAATATCCCGCGTTTGTCAATGCGTTGTATATCTCAGTCGCCGCCGCATCAGCCGATGTAGCCAAAGGCGAGAAATCAATTTGCGTTATCTTATCCAGCGCGTCCGGCACGCTTACGCCAAGGTCAGATAGCGTCGACATGATGCTGTTCGCGAGCGATTTTACTTTGTCATCGACCGTCGCAAAATCAAGCGCATTCATGGCTATTCCAAAGTCTGATACCACTTTATCGCCCAAAGCGCCGATAGTTTCTTCTACCACCGCCGCGGCTATTTCAGCGTTTTCCATTAAGCCGCCGAACCCTATGTTGTTGAGTTCTTCGACCGCTTCAGCAGCCGAATACCCGGCATCTCTGAATGTGTCGTAAAGGTTCACGGCAACGTCTTCTGCGGATGTTTTAAGAGCCGAGAAGTCTATGTTTTGAACCGCACTTTGAATTTTCCCGGCACCAACGTTGATTTCCGCCAACGCTTCAGACACGGCGGTCTTAATGTCTTCTACAAGCTGCTGCGCGGCTGCATTAGTGTTAGCAATTTCGCTATCCAACGTGTTGGACACGCCGGTCAGCGCCAATTCCATTTGGTTAATGCTGTTCGAGTCTACGTCTACGCTTAGCTTTTTACCGTTTATTTCGGCAACAAGACCCAATAAGTGATTAAGTTTTTCGAGAGCGCCTTTGTCCGCCATCTTATATGCCCTCCGTTTCAATTCGCACTTTAATCACACCGAGGTTTTCTATCTCTAAAAGTTTGCTCAGCAGTTCTTCGGCTTTGGCCTTTGCGATTGTTATCTCTTCAGCGTCAACCGTCACGCTTGTCCGCCTCTGCACAATCTCGTTCAGTTTTTCTTCGATTTCGGCTATCTTTTCCACGGCCTCGCTTTCGAAAGGAACCACGATCTTTTTGGTATTGATCGCGTCAATTGCGGCGCCGATCCCTTCTATTTTCGCTTTCATATTTTCTAAACTCATACTCACGCGCCTGCTTCCGCGAAGTCGAATGTCACGGCGACCTTCTTGCCGTTTAGTTTGTCCAACTTATCGCTCATGTCTTTGATGTTGATGTTTGCCTCTTCAACCGCGCCGGTGATGGCTTTAGAGAGATTGGATCGTAGCATATCGAACTTCTTGTTATCGATCTCTTCGAGTTCTTGCAGGGCTTTGTTCTTCGCGCTCGTGAAGGCGTCCGCAATGTCGTCTTTTGCGCCCGCTGCGTTCTTTTTAAGTGTGTCAAAATCGATCGCGTTGACGAACTTCTCCGCTTCCGTAGCCGAGTATCCTACCGCCAGCAGCGAGTCCGTGATTCGCTTCTTCGCGTCATCCACCGATACGGCCAACCCTTTGAAGTCGATTGTGTTGATGATATCGAGCGCCGATTTGGCGTCCACGCCCACATCCACGAACGCGCTGAGTACATCTTTGGCCGCTTGCGCTGCTTTCCCTGGTATCGTCGAGAACTCGTAGCCGTCTATTACGCCGAGCTTTGCTGCAACTTCTTTCCCAAGCACGTCGAAGAACGTGTTGATCTTTTCTGATGCGTTTCTCGCCGATTCTTCGATCGTCTTGAAGTTGAGTTCGCCAAGCCGACTTTTGAATGAGTTGACAACGCTTTCCGGAAGTAAGTCGGGATGAACATCGATGTTTTTGAACGCGTTCTCAATAGAACTGACCGCGTCTTTTGCCTTGCCTTCTGCGATGTTCGCCGCCTCGCGCATTTGTTTATCGATACTGTCGCGTAATTCCGTCACGCCATCGGCAGCGGATCCAAATGCCGGCTTGATTCCACCTGCGCTTTTTACGACATCTTCGATCTTCTTGTTTAGGTCAGCGTGTACGGCGGTGAACTCCTCGACTGTTAGCTTCCCGTTCTTATAATCCGCCCACGCAAGCGCGAGTTGCTCCATCAGATCAAGATTGGTAGATATGGCGTTGTTATAATCAGTTACTTTGTTTGCGATGAACATTGTCTCGAGCGATTCTTTGACGCCCGGGATAAGGCCGCCGAGCGAGGCAATGTTTGCCGTAAACTTCTCGAGATCGGACATCTCGATGTTAACTCCGCTGATATCCGTAATGCTTTCTTTGAGTGCCTCGACTTCGTCACGCGCTTTCTTAACCGCCTCAATAACCGGCCCGAGGGCGGCAGCCATCGCCGCAAACGCGCCGACTGCTATCCCGGCTTTGAGCGCGCCTTGGAATCCGGAGAACTCCTGCGCCGTTTTCTTGATCTCCGTCGTTACCGCAGCCGCACCGGCCTTGAGCGCGCTGAATATGTTTTTCCCCGCGACTGACCCGAGTTCGAGGATCTTAACCCCGACTTCCTTTATCCCTGTTGCAAGCCTTGGCAGGTCTGTCATGAAGAGGTTCTTCATTATGTCGCCAAACTTCCTAAAGTTGTCTATCGATTTGATGATCGTCCCGGCGATCGCGGATAACGCACCCACAAGCGTCGCGCCCATTCCGGCAATCGCGCCAAATTGTGTCACGACGCCTTTGATCGGGGCCGGTAGCTTATCGAACCACTGCACAAGCCCCTTCACTGCGTTGGCGATGCCGGTGAATAAAGGTGCAACAGACGCGCCGATCGAATTCTTGAGCGAGGTAAACGAGTTCTTGAGGCTGGTTATTGCGCCTTTGAGCGATCCTTCCATCCGGTTCGCCGCGTCTTTGGCCGCGCCGCCAGAGTTCTCGAGCTTCTCAATATAGCCGTCTATCGCGTCGCCGCCGTCTTCAAGCAGCAATGCCACCGACGCGCCCGCTTCGGCTCCGAATGCTTTTAGTGCTTTCTCCGCATCGAGACCGGAATCCCTGAGCAGCTTTATCTTATCCGAAAGAGACAACGCCGGATTCGATAGGTCTTCAAGCGATACGCCAAGCCCTTCGAGCGTTGTCTTCAACGCCTCAGAAGGCGCGCTTAATTCGGTGAAAAGCTTCCGCAAACCTTGAACGGCCTGTTCCGTATTGGCGCCTTTCTCTTTGAGTGAGAGCAACCCGGCAACCGTTTCACTGATGGATACGCCCGCCGCGCTGGCTGCCGGTCCGACTTTCTGGAGTTGATCCGCGAGTACGCTCATGTCGATGCTTTTGGATGCTTCTGCGAGTTGATCGGTTGTCGTCTCTAACTGTTCAAGGCTTACGCCGTACGCTCGGACAGCCGTTTGCAAGATGCCAGATGCAGTCTCGGCAGATGCGCCGAACCCGCTCATCAATTGTGTGGCGCTCTCCATGATCACGTTCATCTCTTGGAGTGATGCGCCATTTGCCGCCAAGGCGCTGAATCCCTGCGTGATCTGTTCGATCGACGTAGCGCCGTCGCCGAGTTGGGTGATCTTCTTTGACATCATTTCGACTTCTTCGCTTGTCGCGCCAGTGCTCGTTTGTATGTCTTTGAGTTTCGCGTCGAAGTCTGCGAATGAATTAGCGGCGGAGGCGAGCCCGGCTGTTATCGCGCCGCCAATTCCGGCCATCGCCGCGCCCACGGTTTGGAGCGCCGTGCCCATCTCGTTCAATTCTTTTTTATGTTCTTGGGCAGCTTTTTCCGCCGCTTTTTGTTGCGCCGCGAGTTCTTTTGTATTCTTTGCCGCCTCTTTAGCTTTATCGCCGGTGTCTTTTACAGCTCTCTCAAGGTCAGCTAAGGGCTTCGCCGCTTCGTTCGTTGCCTTTATCTTGATTTCTATCTCAGGATTGTTTGCGATTGCCGCTCACCTCCTTATTCCGACTTCTCAAATTCAGATAACACCAACACGTTCTTGATTGGTTCATCCCAGCCGTTTGGATAACCGCCCATCCGTTTGATTAGCCAGTATTCATCAGGGATTTTGCCGAGCTTTTTCATCGCTCGCACGAAAGGATCGCTCCTTGTCGTTGATGGATACAAGGCTAACCAGTACCGGGATCAGCGCGATCATAAATTCCGGTGTGAAGCTCTTGACAAACTCTTCGTTGATGGCGCCGTCGTACCCTTCGACCGACACAATCATCTTCGAAAACAGGTACACGATCGCCTTCATTATCTCCGGCTTAATGTTGTCCGCGTTTTGCAACCCCTCGCCGAACGCTTTGATGTTCCCGAGGTTCTCCGCGTAATCAATGCTGGTGATCGGCCGAACCACGATCTTTTTGCCGAAGATTGTGATTTCTCTTTTGGTGTTTTTGGATACGTATAGCGTTATTTCTTCTGTCATCTCTTTTCTCTCCCTTCAAAAATAAAGTAAGAACGCGGGTTTTATCCCGCGCCCTAAGCAATGGTGAATGTTTCAAACGAGAACGTCTGCGTCACTTCAAACTCGGAATCAGGGTCAACGCTTCCAGAGGCGCCGGTAATCTTCGCGCCAGTACCGGAGAATGTGATCGTGTGAGAAGCGCTCGATGCGTCCACAAATTCGATATTGAATGAGATCGCCGCTTTGGCCGGATCCCACGCGCCCGACGCAATTTTGCTGACGGTAGAGGATGCAATAACAAATTCTCCCTCGTAGGTAGCCGTTCCAATCTCCACGTCTGTCGGAGACATTGACGTCCCGTAAATGCCGGTAACATCTTGATTTTTGCCGAGCGAGAAGCTACGAATCGTATCCGTTTCGCTCGCCCACGTGATCGTGGCGTC